GATATGGAGATGAGAGTTGTGGTTATCAACCCCCACATAAGGACGCCAAACCCAATTCTGGATAGACGACGCGATGTGGCTTCTAAAGATGACGTAAGAGATTCGACCATCAGTCTGTCCACATATTCGTACTTGATCTGCAAGAGAGCCGGCGAAGTCCGGCTTGCTTGTTCCAGACAAATCTGCGTCGATATCAACGGCTCTGACGACGTTGTTAGCCTTTGGATCAGGATTGTGGTCAGAAACGCTTGCCTGATGACGTGCGTCGCCAATCCAGCCGTCGCTCCTCTTATCTCTGTCTGGGTAAGTATCATTTATTTGCTTTCGTAATTGAAAGCCAGCCTTACAGAGCCAAGGACTTGTCATGCAAAGCCTCACATTCAGAACATTGCCAACGCTTTTGATTGTCTAGTAATAGAGAGTCATGACCGCATTGAGGCATTGGTGCGACGAAAGCATCGTCTATCGGATCATAGGTATAACCGATACCTGCATAGTTATAGCGAATCTTGTGGTTGTAAGAAGTACGAATACAGCGCTGACCAGCAAAATCTGAATACCATTGTTCGGGAGTTAACCCGTCAATAAGTTCATTCTCTTCTTTGCCGGTTATTACTTGAGTTACGATATTTGATTCATCAAGAAACGCATAATGAGCCATTAGACAGTCACCGTTCCTGTTCCTGCTGTGAACTGATAAATCTTGTACCCGCCTGTAGTTGTCTTGGTGTAAGTCAAGCCACCACCTATTGAAGTTAAATCAGCGTAAGAATCTGCATAGCGCAAGATTACAATTCCTGAACCACCTTGACCAGCAGTAAGTTTCGTTGCTGTTGAGCAACCACCACCACCACCACCACCAAAGTTTGCTGTTGCGTTTGTAGCTGCGACAGTTCCTATTGCACCTGTACCAGCGTTAGTTCCCGCAGTTGCAGTTGATACTGAACCGCCTGAACCGCCTGAACCGCCACCTGCATAAGATTGAGATGAACCTGAATAAGATGAAGTAGTTGCTGTTCCACCATTGCCGTTTGATGATCCAGTTGAACCAAATCCACCGCCGCCAGCTCCCCAGAATGGAGAAGATGCAACTGAGCCACCGCCGTCATTTCCTTGACCTGAAGGTGATGCACTTCCACCTGCGCGTGCCCCTGCTCCTGCTTGGCTTCCACCACCACCAGAGCCGCCAGAGAATCCTGTCGAATCTGCTGTGCCGCCGCGACCACCGCCTGTTGAAGTGATTGTGCTTAATACTGAGTTACTGCCATTAGCTGCACTAGAGCCACCTGCACCAACGGTTACAGTAAATGAACCGCTAATTGCAAAAGCGGTTGCTGTTTTGAATCCACCAGCTCCACCACCGCCAGCGTTTGCATCGCCAAGAGTTCCAAGTCCACCTGAACCACCTCCAGCAAGAACTATATAGTCTGCTGAACTCGGAGCAACTGGAGGCAAAACGCCACCAAATAACCCTGCTACTACGTTAAGCATTATGCAATAGCCCCTGCAACGTACCAAGTATCGGACGCGGTTTTAATGCAAGTGGCTGCTTTGTATTGAGCAATGGTTGGAGAAGCTGCTACAGCACCTGCTGAAAGGACTGTAGTAGTGCCTGAAGTAACTGCTGAAATTGTGACTAGCCCTGCGCCTTTGTTAAGGATTGTGATGGCTGTGCCTACTGGGAACGCCACAGAGGCGTTGGTAGGAATTTTAAAAGCAATAGCCGTAGCCTTGTTCATAGGTTGTAGGACTTGGTACTGATCGTTAAGGACTGCTGTGTAGTCAGTAGTCGCGTCAGCATTGACTGTGAAGGCTACAAGTCCATTAACTGTTGCCGCGGTAAGGACGTCACCTGTCGCTGCCGGTAAGTTTGCTGCCATTTATTTGCTCCTAATAACTCAATGTGTTAGTGCCGATTATACCGTAATACGAGCTTCCAACGATGAAGCCATCGGCTATTGGCTCAAGCGTTGTAATTGTTGCCATCATCTTGTTAGGGGTGATATCCCATTGAATGCCCTGATATTGCAGGTTTTTTACAATAGTCGAGCCGTCTGGCTGAATGTTGGTTATGAGCAAATTGTCAAAATAATCAAGCCCAATCATTGTGTCGGTTGGAACCGCAGGATCAAGCAAGTCCACAACCATGTCGTCAATACGAATAGACGTATCTTGGCGGGTAGCCACATACTCAAGAGCGATGTTATTGACCAAAGAATCCGTCTCGGCTACAAGGTCTGTTTGAGTAATGCTGTGAGGAAAATACTTGTTAACTGACGCTGTGTTTTGCACAGATTGAATCGTGCCGCCTACTCGACCAAAATTGGCTTGGTTGATAATAAGTTTGTCGTCAAAAGCAAATATAAGGTTTCGATAAGGAATGCCACCTGTTTGATTAAACGCCACAGGGGTTTTGGCAAGGCTATTCATTACGTCTGTACGGTTCTTAAATATGGCTGTGCCAGAACCATTCATGTAAAAGGCTCCGGTTTCAGAGACTTCTGCATTCTTAATTGCAGCAAGACTTGTACGGTTGGTTCCTGGGTCGGCTATACAAGTGTTGAGCCCTGTGGATATTGTGCGCATTGAGGCAGGAAAAGACACTTGATCCAAAATGGCATTTACTCGAGCTGACGTGGTCTGGCTGGCTACGCCACCGGTAACCGTTGAAATGTTAGCCATCTGAAATAGACGGAATCCATCTGACGCTGAAATGTCGACATATCCCGTGTCTTGATTAACCGGATAAGTATATTTGTAATCGGTAATATAACCGCTAAAAAGGTACTTTTGAGTAGCAGCGGTAGTGGCTGATACGCGAATCTTACGAAGCGGAGCCAAATAGCCATAATAGGGAGAAGCTGTGTTCTGCGGGTTAAAATACGACAACGGATCTAAAACGCGGATAACCGCTGTGCCTACCTCGTAAGTGTCGCGCTGGATATTGCGACCTCGAGTAATGCTAATGTGATAAACGTTAGGGGTAAGGTCGATGACCGGTTCTGGAAGGCTAGATGTACCAAGGGTATTAGTACCAAGGATTCCATATTTGGAGTCGCCAATGACGAACCCGTTGTAACCGAAAGTAGCCCCTGCCGAGTAATCAAAGGAAACCGATATGGCTGCTGGTAATGCCATTAGCCGAACATTCCAGCAATACGACCAATCGCGCTAGGTGAGCCCGAGAGTGAGTTGGTCTGTAAACCAAGTTGGATAGCATTAACAAGGTCTTGTTCGGTTACAACGTTGCCATTGACTACAACCTGCACATTAGTATTTTTGCCAGTTACGGCAGAAGTATCAACCCAATTGCTAGAACCTGTCTGAATACCATAAGAACCATTTCCAAGATCAACGGAAGCCTGATTGTCTGTACTAAATTGAATCCCTGCTCCGTAACCGGCTTGAACGCCAATTTTTGCTAATTCTGGAGCCAAGCCAGCAGGTGTATATGTGCCAGTAGAAGGTGCCGTAATTGCAGGTATTTGCAGGTTATTCAGTTTAGTTTGGAAATCTTTAATCCATTGGTCTAGGTAGCCAAATGGGTTCTTTGCATCAGGGGTTTGTAGGAAATACTTGTAAAGGTTGCCGGTAGCGTCCTGAGCCATAAGTATTTGCTTTGTAAGTTTGTCGGCTTCATCAAGGTTTCCGTTGAGCAAAGCTAATTGAAGTTCAGCGCGCTTGCGGTCATCTTCTGACAAATTGCCTTTAAGGGCAGCAATAAGTTCGATTTGCTGCATGTCAAACACGCCAGAATCTTTTTTAAGCTGTGCTTGCTTTTGCTGTTCTGCTGTTAAAGCTTTCTGAGTTTTGACTTGTTGATCCAATAGGGCTTTTTGACGTTTTGCATTGTCAGCCTCAGCCTTGGCAATAACGGCTTGCTTTTGTTTTTCCGTTAATACGGTTTTATCTTTGCCGGTTGGAGTTAACTGAATTGGCACCTTAAATGCTTGTCCGGCAAATCCAAAGAAGAAGCTTTTGCCCGCTGCTTTAATCTTGTCCAAAAGGGTAGGCAATACGCCAAGGGCTGTGCCAGCGCCGCGTTCCAGCGAAGCCAAAGCATTAGCAAACCCGATAATTACTTGAGTTGCACCGGCTACCGAACCGCCTGATGAAAGGTTAGTAAAAGCATCTACCAAGCCACCGCCAATAATGACTGAGGCTTCTCGAGCTGCGTTGGTTAGAAGGTCAAACTTACCTGCTGTGGTTTGCAAGTTTGCTTGTGATGCGCCACCAAAGTTACGATTAAATTGAGCCAAAACTGTGTTAAATGAGGCTACCTTAAGTTGAGCAGCGGTTAGACCAAGTCCGTATTTTTTAAGTCCACGATTGTTGCCGACATAAGCGTTGGCTAAGTCTCCAACCACGGTTGTAAGATCAACGCCAGAACCTCGAGATACGTCGATGGCTGTCTTAAGCAGACTTTGGCTTTTAGCCACATTGCCGGTAACTTGCAATAACTTCTGCATTCCCGGAATCAAAGATTCTTTGGCTACGCCAGAAGCAAGTGATAATTCTTCAACAAACTTTTGGATATCTGCGTTGGCTACCTCAAACCCAAGGTTCTTGACCGTGTTGGCTAATTGAGTGGTCGCCTTCTGATTGGCTAAATATGCCTTAACTGATTGTTTGGCAAAATCAACAACTGCTTGAGTTCCATAAGCCACACCGATAGTTCCAGCAAGGTTCTTGATGGTGTTGTTGAGTTTAGTGGTTGCTGACTCAGCTTGCTTAAACCCTTTGGCGTCAAAACTGGAGCCAATGTTGATGGATACATTATCGACTTGT